TGGATGCGCAACAACTATTGGAGCGAGGAAATGCCAAACAAAAAGAAGAAAAACAAAAAGAAAAATCTCAAGAAGAAAAAGAAAAGAAAAGTAGTGAAGAAGAAAAAGAAACGTTAGACGTTTAATTTTTCATCTTAATTATACGACTTCAGGAAACATTATAGACTATGTTTCCTGAAATACATAGTCGTGTTTGAGAAGTACCGTAAAAAGGATACGCCAAATGGCGCAATTTAGAAGGGAACATAATAATACTGCCTTCATCTTCTTGACTTAAGTAAATTCTATGGGACATAGATGCTCCAAAAATATTCATATGAGTAAATTCAAAAGTTCCAGCACACTGGTCCTTTATTTTCCGACTATCATAGGGAATTTTCATCCAAATAGAATAACTATAAATCCCATCGTGAATATGATTGGGAATAAACTCACCCTGACGCTGAACATTAACCCATGGTTTTTCTAAAACATAAGGAGCATTCTTGCTAAGAATTCCTGTATGACCAAGCCCTGGGAAATATTCATCGTAATAATCCTTTGTTTTTAAAACAAATTCAGTTAAATTTTTTATATTTTCTGGATTAGAAAGATAATAATGAGGAGTCACACCCGGTCCTACTAACCCTGAAATCATTCTAGGATTTTTCTTTTCAGCTTTTTTGCACTCCTTTAATAAACTTTGATAAAGTTGAGAAGGAAGTTTTCTACGTACAAATCCAAAATTATTAAGTAATACTCGATGGGGTTTTTCGTTAAATGAATTAGACGTTTATTTTCTCCATTTTTGTAATACACCCGATAGGGAGTATGTTCCTGTCAGAAAATACTTCATCTTTCTCATCATAACTCGCAAACGTCCATACAAACTTTTTCGTTTTTTTGTAGACGTACCCGAAGGATACCATCTTTGAGCATTCAAATCTATCAAACTCTTCCCTAGTGGCGTGGCCTCCATCTGCAGTAATATCCAGCCAGGAGATTTTGTAGAAATAGTATTTCGCTTTGTTGATTTTGACATGCTTATATTTTGATTTTTTTCTGAACATCATATTGTATACCCTTATTTTAATAAATCATAAATAATTTATTTTTAAAATCATTGACTCGCGTCCCTTATATCGTTGGTATTGCTAGCTTTTTGAACATCCTAGACCAAATAGGAAAACCTATAAGATACAAAAACGAGCGAATAAGTGTTGGTATTGCTATCTCATTTTTTTTGTATCCAATTGTATCCTGACTAAAGATACAAAAACGAGCGAATAAGTGTTGGTATATAACAATAATAACTTTTGTATCCATTGTAACCACTTTTGAAAACTTTTTAAAAAAATTTTTTTATTTTATAGAAAAAAGAGTATACAAAGGGTATAATACTCAAAATATGGCTAATTTGCTCGCTAATCTACTCATTATTTGTATCTTTACCGTTTGGTTGTTCTTTCTTCTCCCTGTAGTATTGATCCACTTTCTTAAGGAATGCGTGTTGACATTGGACAAATTCCTTGTCCGAAACCTCAAAGCGTTGAAAAAACTTATCTTTAGAACACATTAAAATCACACCCTGTTGAATCTTAGTACCATACACATAGTTGTGTGCCATTGCATAGGCTCCTAGTTGTATGAAATAATCTCCTATCCATTCTCTCTTTTTGGGCTTGTTGGTTTGCTTAAAGTCTATTATACTTTCACGCGAATTATAAATTCCCACTAAATCTGTCGCACCTGCATATAACATTGGATAATGGACGGTCACCTCTGACCCCCATACTTCTTCCAAGGGCCCTAGTCCCTGGTTAATGATCTGTTGTGCCATGGGGTGTGCTTCCAAACCTACTGCCGTCAGGTCCATGTGCCCCGAGCCCTGAACATACGCTTCCAAATACGTGTGCATGGCGGTGCCTCTCATCGCAGAAACATCTCGAATGCGGTCAGCTCCCTGAGCCCCGATTCGTGCTCTCCATGCCGCGAGAGATTGTCGCTTTTCCTCCGACTGGGTTGCGGAAAGTATAGTCGTTACACTCGGTAACATTTGTTGATCAATATCATAGTGTCTGGACCCCTGGATCAGGGACCGCTGAGACTTCGGGTAATTAAATCTTTTGTTCCAACGCATAATACTGTCTAACCATACATTCTTTAACGGCCCAGTAAATAAGTAAATATCTACCAAAAGGCGTGAGAGGTAAAGCTAATGAACTGTTTAAAGCTGAATACGAAGGTCTAGCTAATCGGCTCATGAGACTCTCTTCCCATTACTAATGTTATGTGTAATAGAGTTTCCTTTCTTATTCGTATAATATAAAGCTCCGTTAAACTTCGGCTTGGTAATTAGAATATGTTTTAGAGCTTTCTTATAAGACATATTCTCGGTCTCCTTATTCTCCCCCGTGTCTCCATCTAAAATTTTAAATTTATATCTCATACGACTACCATAAACACACTTAATAAAGCAAAAGCTAGTAGTGAACTAAAAATAAATGCAAATAGTTTATCTCTTGGGTCCATTAGTTATGTGGGCAATTATCAAACTTTTTTAAGTCTTTAAGTTTAACTTTGTCGTCCACGACTCCCATCTCTTGTAGTTTTTTCCATTCTCGGTAACCCTCAACCCATTCATTGGGATCTCGTTTACCCCAACGTTGAGTCCAGGCCCAACTGTTAATCTTTCCTGAGTATGTTTCAACAATACTTAGAAAAGGATCTGTTAATTTTTTCCAGAAATTTTTTATCATAGTAGTCTATTATCTCCTTTGCTCTTTTTTCTTTCACAATTAAAAAGGGGTACACTTGTTTTAAGATTCGGTAAACCCCGTGGAATCCTACCCGCCAACGATGCTGGTCTTGCCAGTTATCCTTGGTCGGATATGTTTTTATGTCCCTGTTCCCTTCTGCGGTGGTCTTCATCAAGTAATCAATGAGTCTGCCATCCACTTGAGGAACCTCTAACCGGACATTCAAAGTTTCGTAAACAGGTTTATT